TCAACTCATTCCTCTAAATGATAGATTATATGAGATTTGGTATGCTTCTGCTGGTTTCAATAGAGGAACATTAAGCTCTATTAAAGAACTTAGATGGAGTCCTAAACTGGGCGAGAGGGATAAACTCTATCTCTTACAAGTTAACCCAATTGTTCATTTCCCTCAGGGATATACAGTTTGGGGCAACTTAACCACTCAAAAGAGACCTACAGCATTACAGGATATTAATTGCATGAGATTGGTTCTCTACATTAAGAGAGCTCTTGAGCAATTCTGTAAGTATTATATCTTCGAATTCAATGATTCTAAAACTCATGAACAGATTAGATCTGGAATTTCTGCATTCTTGGATAGAATTAGAGCCAGACGAGGATTGGTTAACTTTAGCGTCGACGTTGGAGCAGATGACTATGAATTTAAAAATAAAATCTGTCATGTCAATGTAACATTGCAGCCAATGAAGGTCATTGAGAAGATTGAACTAAATCTTTATGTTAAGTAATAAACGGGGGATAGAAATATCCCCTTTAATATTTTAAAAAGGAAAGAGGATAATTATGGCTAAATCAGCATTCGTTGGCGTAATAAATAATTTGGGCCGCGATAGACATTTTGGTGGTACTTCTCCATATATTGTTGCTGACCCGTATATTAGTGGTTATCACTTTATTAGATGGTTGAAGTTGCCCGATCAATTGCCAAATTTCATCAGAGATGGTGATGGTGAAAATATGAGCGGAATTAGAACATTAGACCAAATTGCTAATTTTCTAGAATCTTCATGTCAATCCGTAACACCACCTGGTGGAACTTTAAACAAGACTGAATTCACCGGTCTCGGTGGAATTAAATGGTCAGTTCCCACTAATATCGATTATACTAACTCAGTAACGATTAAATTTGTTGAATTTACCCATGTTCCGATATTAAATATTTTCCATGGATGGGTTAGAATGATTCGAGATTATAAGACTGGTGTTTCACATTTAAATAAACATGATAGTGATTATACCAAATCTGCATACACTGGATCATTAATTTATTGGACAACTAAACCAGATGGTGTAACAGTTGAATATTCAGCTGCTTATACAGGTATGTTCCCATCAAAAGATCCGCAAGACTTATTCGTCTCAGATCTTTCTTCTGTTGACAAATTAGAAATTGATATGGAATTTAATGTTGACTGGATATGGCACGAATTCTGGGTTCACCAGAAAGCACAAGAATTCGCCTATGAACATGCTCAATATAATGATCCTGGAATTGGGGGTCAGAGAGGCAGCATGGGCCGTGGTGGCATGATCGACTATTCGGTATATTCCTAATTATAAAATTAACAGACTCCCTCTTAATAATTTAGATTGTTAAGAGGGAGTTTTGAATAAATATAAATTGGATTTAAATTTTTCTTAAATTATTAAAGGAGTTTTTATGATTACGAATGCTGCTGGCATTGAAGTTTTTACTGGATTTAACATTAAATATCCAGAATATTCAGTTATTACCCCTCACACATTGAAAGAATTTACAATTCGGTCGTTAACTGTTGCAGAAGAAGAAAAGATGAAGTCCAGTCTGTTAACACCTAATAAATTAGCAGAACATCTCAATGAAGTAATATGGCAATGTTTAGTTAAAAAACCCGCTGATGTTAAAACATATGATGATTTTTTAAAGCTTCTTACTATTAAGGATAGAGATGCTTTAATGTATGGTTTGTATCATGTAACATATAAAGATATTCATGATTATGATGTTATGTGTCCAAAATGTGATCATAACAATAGTGTAAAAATTGATTTCCTGAAATCATTCCAAGCTACTATGTGGCCTGATGCGACTGATAGTATTTTAGAAAAGAGAGTTCCTGTTAAATTTAAAATTGCTGATAATATCACTGCATATATTAAACAGCCTCTTTTATTTGATGAATGTAATCTATTGAAAAATAGTACATTTGTGGCAGATGAGATTCGTGATTTAAATATGCAATTATTAATCATTGATCGTTTTGAAGTTGATAGAGAAGAATCAAAAACTCCATATCAATTATTAGATAGAGATAATATCGCCAAGGGTTTTAAAGAACTTCCATCTACTGATAAGAAAGCTATAGATACTGCATATGAAGAGAATTTTGGTAAATATGGAGTAGAAATCAAATCAATTATTAAATGTCAGCGTTGCGGAAATGAGGAATTGATCACTATTGATTTAGTGCGTCAATTTTTTCGCGCAATGTATGAGTGAGGATTTCCAAAGATCTTTTGAAAAAAGTTTTAAAGAAAATATTTTCTTGACTATGGAATTGAGCAAAATGTCATACGATGATGTAATGGCAATGCCAGTTAAAAGAATGGAAGAATATCTAAATTGGAAAATTAAATTTGATCAGGAGAGAGAAAAGGCAAAGGCTGATAGTCTTGAAAGAATTAAGTTATAGGAGAGAAGCTAATGCCTAAAGAATATCAATTTTTCCAAAATTATATTGATGGTCAAGGAAAACAAATACACGATTATGTTCCTGTTCTCGATTCCACTGGTGATTTTAAACGCATCAGTGGAATCGATGTTGCCATTCTGTCAATTCGAACTCTTCTATTAACCCCCCTTGGGCATTATCCTTTTGATCCAACATTTGGATCTCTGTTATATAAAAAACTATTCGAAATGGCTGATGATATTAGTCTGGAAGAAATTGAATATGAAGTTAAAGATAGAGTTGCAATGTTTGAGGACAGAGTTAAAATAACGAAAGTTGATTGTAAATATTCAGCAGATAAAAAAACAGCTATAGTCGATGTCATTATTGATCGAGATGGTGTTGGTGGGAAAGTATCACTAACATTCAATTCAAATGATAGAATGTTCGGATTAGAAGATGATATTACTGCGGGGTTGATATAGTATGTCTAAAATAATGTATAGTCAAAAATGGGTTCAGCTCAATCAATATCCGTTAGATTATTACGAACTATTATATCAATATTATTCTTCTGCAGGAATTCGGTTACCTGTAACATATTATAGTTTGGATTTGCCCAATAGTGTCAAAGACGATGAAGTTTTAATGGGCGGAACATATGAACTCATGGGGGATTTATCTGGTTATTTATGGCGAAAAATTTTGATGTTACCAGTATATAACATGGAGCAAATAAATTATACTATGTTAGGAGATGAGACAGGAGTTGGATTTAGAGATACTAGAACAACTTTATTTATTCCGACTAGTTATGAATTTAGACCAATGATACATGACTTCTTGATTTATGATCAGCTCTCATGGAGACAAGATGCTTTTCAACTATGGCAGCCATTATATGAAGTGATTAATTTAGAAAAAGCATCTACTACGAATATTACTTTTTGGAGATTGACTTTACAAGGCTCATCAAGAACCAAAGAAGAAATAGAATCTCAGCTTAGTGGAAATTATACTTTTGTTGATTATGAAAAAAGAATATATAAAACATCCGATGCTATACATTTAACTAAACAGAGATCTAAAAATTCCATTCTTCCAGTAAATAATTTTTATAACGATCGGATTGGGTTATATGCAGAAACTGAATAAATTAAAAGGATTTTATTATAATGGAAATAGATAATCTTAATAGATTAGTTGGCTCAGGTATCAGTATATATAGTTCACGAGAACGAATTCGAAGGCAATTAGTTGATTTTGCCCAGAGCTATCTAGAACTTGAGACTGTTGATTTTTATAAGACCAGTGTTTTATCTTATCTAATTGATACTATTTCTATTTTGACTGCGAATCATTTATTTTATGATTCTATGATATATCGAGAATTTTTCTTTGTAGACGCCCAGTTGAAAGATTCGGTATATAATTTAGCTAAATGGATTGGCTATGAAATCCCCAAAGCTGTTGCTTCTACTGTTGATATAATGTTTACTATCCCGTTAACATTTTCATCCCCCGATGTATTTTTCACTGTTCCGAATAATTTCATGGCTTATGCAGAAGATATCCCATTTAGAGTAGATTCTAGAAGCATTAATGTTCCTTCTGCTAGATTTAACTATAATAAAACAAAATTTCTAGAAGATGTTACAGCCAGAGGAATTATCATTAATAATTCAGCCCTATCTATTAGAGATAGTGATGGTTTCTATCGTCCCATATTTGTAAATGAAAATGAAAATGGATTAATATTCGCGTCATTTACATTACCATTTACTCAGCATGAAAGAATAATAGAACAATTCCATATTCCAGAAACAATCCAGCCATATCAATTTTTCTCTAAGAAAATCAAATTTGAAGGAATGGTTTCAGGTGTCAGAGTGTGGGTTATTGAGCCGGGAATTGGAGAGAAGATCCCATTAGATATAACCAATCCGGATGATTTTGATCAATATGAAATGAAACAATCATACATTTCTGGCCGAGATGGAAACATGTATAGATGGACAGAATGGAAAGAGTCCAGTAATGGAATTTATACCCTTTCATCAAATAGTCAACAATTCATATTTGTCGGCGGGATTAATCAATGTGAAATTTTATTCGGCAATGGAATTGTTGGAAGACAGCCAATTAGAAATTCTGCGGTGACAGTAGAACTGTTCATTACTAAAGGCGAAGAAGGACATATTATTCCAAATAGTATCACTAAAAGCGACGAATTAAAATATTCTATTTTGGCCAGACAGGATGAAGATGGAATGACTCCGTCTACAGTCACTTCTAGACAGCATTCTCTTAATTTTCAAATTACTAATCCTATTCATTCTCAGGGTGGAGTTAATACTCCTACATTGCCAGAAATCAAAAGAAATGCTATAGTCAATCTAAGATCTAAAGGTAAATTAGTATCCGATAGTGATTATGATGACATTAATATTATTATGGGGCCATCATTCCCTACAGTACAAGCATATCCTATTTTGAAAAGAAGTGATATCAAAACTAATGAAATCATGGCGTTTATTCTATTGCAATATTATGATGAAGAATATTTACCTCAAATAGTTCCAACTAGAAATTCTAAGCTTTATTTTGATAATCCGCCATTTAATTCAAAAGGTGAATATACAATAATGAGAACCAGCTCAGTCATTATTGATGATGAAAAATATGAAACATTATTCAATGTCACCATGAATAAAAATAACAGACACGCTAAATATGATTATGTCTTACAGAATGTTAAAGGATCTCCATCAATTTTATATAATGAAGATGTTCCGTCTTTTTATCAACAATATGCATATATCCCAGTAAACGGGATAGATTTTGATATAGATATAAATTATGATAATCAAGAACCAACATTAATATATGATAGTACTCATTCATATCCTTTAAATATTAGAGTCAATGTCAATCATATTCCACAAGATGAAGATTCGGATTATTATATTAAAGATTTCAGATGCAAATTAGTAACTAAATGGGGAACTCAGAAAGTATATGAACCAGTTTCATGGCACCCAGAAAATCCAAATTTAGAGGAAGGAGAGGGGTATCAATGGTTTGATTTCCAGATTGATAATTATTTAGAAGTTCCGCCCGAAATACAAAGATATGAATTTATTATTGAAATTTTAGCACTGAGAAGAAATTCAGATGGTGATTTCATTGATGAAAATGGAATCTTAATTAATGAATCTGCTGTTAATGATAATCCAGAACAATTTGAAGCATGGCAGCCATTAATTAGATATTATTGTGATGCATTAGTTAGAAAAGATTTGAGTGATGTTATGAATAGTCCCATCACTAGAGAACTTATTAATACATCTAATAATTCATATCGTTATTATATCCATAATGTCCCGGTTATACTCAGCAGATATTTAGATGATGGTGATGGCGGAGGAATTTATAATAGATCAGATAATTCAACATTTCCTAATTTTGAATCTAGTGTCATCCAGCCCTTGATTTCTAATTTAAATTTACATGAAAGAAGAATGATTACTGATTTTGTCAATATTAAATTCCCAGATACTTATGGTCCCTTTACAAATCTAAAATATAATCCAGCAGATCATACTATTGAAAGCAGATATAGAACTCCTTTTAATTGGGAATCACCGGATGATGTTATATGGAATACACATATCTATCCAGATCCAACCATTATACAAAATCCATCAAATGTTTCTTATAGCAATGGAATGAAATTTATTGTTAATGGAAAAGTTCCAAATTATGAATCGGCAGGAAAACCTTTAAGTGGATATTTAAATTATATTGCTGAATATTATGAAGGTGCTGGCTGGTATTTAATAAAACCTGCAAAAGGAACATATGCTAAAGTTAGAGATGAATTGGACAATGATGGTGAACATCATGTTATAATTTTTGATGGAGATAAATGGATATCAGCGACTAAAGATTTTAAAATTCCATTATTAATAGATTTGAAAATAGAAATTGATAAAAGTTCAACTGTTAGCGGCGATGAATTAAAAAATAGAATTAGAAGTGAACTTATAGATCATTTTTCCCCTTACATGGGAATTCATAAAGAATTGGATAGATCAGAAATTAATGCAGTAGTTCGAAAAATTCCAGGCGTGGTTTATTGTGAAGTTAAAAAGCCAGAAGTAGATATTCGATTTAAATATGATATTAGAGATTTGACTCAAAAGCAACTTATAGATTATACTCCCCAGTATACAGGCGTGGTATCAAATTATAGAAATTATTCCGCAGATTCACAAGATGATGGAATTCAAATAGAGATTATCAAATGACAAATTTAATTTCATTGCCCAGTAATCAATCAGAGATAGTATCAGCTATAGATTACACCAAGATTCATAGATATATTATCAATACAATCAGTGAAGAATTTGCAAATATGGTAGAAAATTGCTATTATCCAAAAGTATCTAAAAATTCAAAACTTTATCGTGATTTGTTATATATGACCAATAGCAAAGAAATTAATTTAATTAGATATGCTAAAGAAAAATTTACTATGAAAACAGTAGGTACTAAATCTACTTCTAGATTTCTATTTGATCCATATACTAATTTATTAATTTTAATAATTCAAGAATTTTTAAGAAATAAAGATATTTCTGCAGCAGAAGCAACATTTCATTTATTTGCATTGAGATATTATACCAACATACTTTATAAAGGAACAACTCCTAGAGGATCTCACACGAAAATATGCAATCCTAATTATTTTCAGTATGCTTTAGATAAACTCTCAAAAAATCATATGTTTGTTAAACAAAAGACTATTCCCAATAGTCTTATGTATTATTCTCGTACTATTTTAAAAAAGTACATGAAAGCATTAATTGAAGATGATTCTAATGAAATAGCCGCTATGATTATAGAAATTAGAAGTAGAATTGCACAATCTATGAGAAGCTTCTTTAAATACTATTATCAAGCAAAAGAAGAAAAAGATAGATTGGCGAAAATCAAACAAGAGATGGATTATGATAGATCACATGAACAGAAATTAAAGATTTTTATTGGGCGAATTACTAAAGACATGTGCGTTTTTGGTAGAATCGATCATGTTGCAGTTAGAGAAGCATCTGCATTAATTAAATTTAATAAAAAACTCTCCGAAGAATATGCTAAAAATTTATCATCTCCAGATTTTGTAGATGATGTTAATGTTGCCCTATTTCTATTAGTTAAAGATATTAAAGATCTATCTATTGTTAAAAATACTAATTTCTTAGATCATGTTCAAAGACTCATGTCAATTAAAGTGACTAAGCAAACAGTTTATTTCAAAAAGACTGTTCAGGATATTCATGATCAAGTTATTGATAATCTAAAATTGAAAGAATGGTATGATAAATTATCAATACAATCTAAATCAATATCCAGAAACTTTATCGCCTATTATTTCGCTTTTTATTTAAAACGATATATCTAATTATTTTGTTATTATGGCGGTTCCAGGCGTCTTGGGTTTATATTGAATTTGGGAACTTAGAACTGGAGCTGCAATATACTGTTCAAAGGTAAATTGCGGTGCTGGGGCTGGAGGGGTGGTAGGAGCGGAATTAATGGTACTCGGTTCTTCTTGATCCTCATCTGTACCGTTTTCATCGCCTATAGGCCGTTTCTTAATTATCGCTTTTAAAGCATCATCAACTTCACTCTGTAATGATGGTGCATCACTAGTTATAGGAGTTTTGCTTAATAGTTT